GATGTACAGAGTGTGGTTACAGTTGGTTCTTCCGCCGCAGCCACGAATGTTACATCCGCAAAAATATTAGGTATCCACACAGATGGGGAGATTTACTTTAACTTCTCTTCTTCTTCAAGCGCATCTGTCAGTACCGCAAATGATCTAAAACTTGCTGCTGGACTCACCTTTATTAACGTGCCTAAATTCTCTGGTTCAGGTGTATCTCAGTATATACATCATCAGAGGGTAGGCAGTTCTAACGTAAGTATGAGGCTTGTTCACGTCTAATGGCAATAGGAACTTTCGCAGAATTAAAAACTGCGACAGCTAACTGGTTAGACAGAAGCGACCTGACGGCTAGGATACCAGAGTTCATTACTCTGGCGGAGGCTCGATTCAATCGAATTCTCCGTATAAGGGATATGGAGACTGTATCTACGGCAATCTCTACCTCTGCTGGAACAAGGGAGTATTCCCTGCCCACTGGATTTGTGCAGATGAAAGGATTTCACCTTACGACTGACCCATTAACGCCACTGGCTTATATTACGCCAGAAATGATGACGAGATTATGGGCAGGAAGCAGCAAGGGTAAGCCGGAAGTGTTCACCATTATAGCGGATAACGTAAGATTGGGTCCAAACCCAGATGCTGTTTATACCACATCAATGCTTTATTACAAGACCTTTACTGCATTGTCTGACTCAGCAACCACAAATGATATGCTGACTAATAATCCAGATGTGTACTTATACGGTACATTATTGGAAGCAGAACCTTTTATTATGAATGATGAGAGGGTTCAACTATGGGCAGTTGCTTTTAAACAAGCTATAGACGACATACAAAATCAAGACAACAAAGATCGTCACTCAGGTTCACACCTACGGGTTATGAACACTGGCGGATACCCGTGGAGGTAATTACAATGTTAAATAATTTTGCATCAACACAACAGGGTGGATCAGGCACTGTAACCACCACCACAATTTTAGACGGCACCATCGCTAATGCGGATGTAGCATCTGATGCAGCCATTGCTATTAGTAAAATTAATCTCGGTAACACTTTGGAGATGGAGACTTCTTCTGGCGACCAGATATTTGAAATGGATAATAATGCTTCCAATTCTTCAAATTTCCAAATTAATAATGGCGCAGGCAATGCTAGGGCTGATTTCTATTTAGATGGCAGTGCCATTCTTACACTGAAAAATCAAATGGTAGGGATTGGTGATACCAGCCCTTCATACGCCCTTGATGTCAATAACACTGGCAGATTTACGAGCGACCTTATAGTTGGTGGAAACCTAACAGTAGGTGACGGTGGAGCAGAGGATCAGAAGGTTGTCTTTGATGGTAATGCCCAAGACTTCTATGTTGGTCTTGATGACTCCGCTGATGATCTGGTCATAGGACTGGGTTCTACTGTCGGCACAACTCCTGCAATATCCATCAACTCAGATAGGGATGTAACGATATCGGATGGGGCAATTGATTTTGATGTTGCTTCACACGATGGTACGAATGGACTAAAACTTGGTGGTGCATTAGTTACATCTTCTGCTACTGAACTTAATCTGCTTGACGGAGTTTCGAGTCTTGGTACTGGCGATGCAAGTGGTCCTGGTTCAGCCACAGATAATGCTATCGCACGATTCGATGGCACTGGTGGTAAAACACTACAGAATAGTTCTACTACTATTGATGACAACGGTGATATAGTTGTTGGTGGAACAACGCCAACTATTACCATAGGTGATGGCGGTGCTGAAGATTCAATGCTGGCCTTTGACGGAAACGCACTGGACTTTCACATTTCACTTGATGACTCAGCCGATGATTTAGTTATTGGAACAGGAACTACTGCTGGCACAGCTACCTTAGTATCTATTAATGGCGATGGAACAGAAACAATATTCGCGCAGCCGAAAGTTACTATAGGCGATGCTACAGCCGAAGATACCATGCTTGCATTCGATGGCAACGCTTTAGACTTTCATATATCCCTTGACGACTCTGCTGATGACCTGGTTATCGGTACGGGTACGACTGCTGGTAGTAATACCTTAATCTCCATTAATGGTGACGGATCAGAAACTAAGTTTAATCAACCTAAAGTAACGATTGGTGACGCAACTGCTGAAGATACTTATATTATCTTTGATGGCAATGCGCAGGACTTCCGTATTGGACTGGATGATGGCACTGACAAACTAGAGATTGGCGGTGGCGCAGCACACGGAACAGCAGCTGGAATATCAATGGATGTTAATGGTGATATGACATTAGGTGGCGGAATCGCTTGTGCCGATGAGGTTATCGGAAGACCAAGATTTACGGATTATTCTGAAACTGTGAATGCTTTAGGCACTAAAACTGCTGCGTTTGACATTGATGTCGAAGCTGGTAATGTTCAAACTCTTACCATGTCTGGTGGAGGTACTTTTAATATTGGACTTGTTAATGCTCTAAGTTCTCATTCTAATTCAGTAACTATTTTAGGAACTAACTTAGGAAGTTGTACTGCAACTGTACTAGCCGGGGCAAATGGTGGCGGTGGTAATGCAGTCCATTGGGCTGGTGGTGGAGACACAACTAATAATTTATGCACCTCTTCTGGCGTTGACGTGGTAACATTCACTACCTTCGATGGTGGAACTAATTGGTACGGTTTTGTTGCTGGTAAGGCATTTGGCAATTCATAAGTAGGGGATAAAAGAATGGCAAAAGAAACTGCAACATACATCAGTCAATTAGTAGCAACTAACCCCGTTGCTTCTGATTCTGTATCAGTTGGCGACGATCATCTTAGGATGTTGAAGACTGTTCTGAAGACGCAGTTCAGTGGTCTTACAGGAACAACTGCTATTGCTTCATCTGAAGCAGAGTTAAATATCTTAGATGGGGTTACTGCCACAGCAGCAGAATTAAACTACCTTGATATAACTACTCTTGGTACTTCAGCGGATTCTAAGGCACTTACTCAAGCATCTGGTGTAGTTACAATTGCTGGCGATGTTGTTGTTAGTGGAACAACTCCTAAAGTAACAATAGGCGATGCTGGGGCTGAAGATACAACTCTTCTGTTTGATGGCAATGCAAAAGACTTCTATGTAGCATTAGACGACAGTGCTGATAAATTAGTTATAGGCGAAGGTTCTACTGTTGGCACGAATAGTATTTTAACTATTACTGATGATACGGTAACCTTGGGTGATGGGGCTGCTGTCGATACGGCAATTGTATTTGACGGCAATGCTAAAGATTTTCACATAGCTTTAGATGATAGTGCTGATAAACTGGTTATTGGCGAAGGCTCTACTGTTGGAACAAATGAAATACTAACCATAACCGATGATACGGTTACTATTGGTGATGGTGCAGCGGTTGATACCTATTTAAACTTTGACGGTAATGCTGTTGACTATCGTATAGGTCTTGACGATGGTACGGATAAATTAGAGATTGGGGCTGGAGTTGCACACGGCACTACTGCTGCGATAGCTATTGATTCAGCAGCCGATATGGTTTTAGGTGGTTATATTGACTTCCAAGATGAACAGGCTATAAGGCCAGAAATAAAGGACTATGCTGAGACAGTAAATGCAATTGGTGGGACAGGTGGTGGTACACAAGACATTGATTTAACGGCTGGTAATGTTGTAACAGCAACGGTTGATACAAGTACAAATACTTTTACCTTTTCAAATCCATCTGCTACTGGTAAATGCTGTTCGTTTACGCTGATACTTACTAATGGTGGAAGCCAAACAGTAAATTGGCCTAGTTCTGTTGACTGGGAAGATGGCACTGCACCTACACTGACATCAAGCGGTGTCGATATACTTAGTTTTATGACTGTGGATGCGGGAACTAGATGGTATGGTTTTCATTCAACAGATATGAAATAATGATGAGGATAATACTATGCCACTAGGAGCATTTAAAGCTGCATTAATGGGAACCGCTGGAGTATCTACAGGAGATGTAGTTCTACTTTCAGATCAGGATGCTTCCAACTCCACAGCACTAACATTTTCATCTGGTATTGATTCAACTTACGGGGAATATATCTTTAAGTTTTACAATATAAATCCAGCTACTGATAGTGCTAAATTTCAATTCCAATGTAATGCTACTGATTCAACCAGTTATAATGAAACAATGACAACTACCTCTTTTGAGGCATATCATGATGAGGCTGATTCAACCACAAATCTTGGCTATGTTGCAGGGCAGGATCAGGCACAAGGAACTGCGGCTCAATACCTAGCCCAATCAATAGGAAACGGTAGCGATGAAAGTCTGGCAGGAGAATTACATTTATTTAATCCGGCATCGACAACTTATGTAAAGCATTTTTATGCAACAGTTAATTTTTATCATGCGTCTAACTATTCAGTAAATCCATATACAGCAGGGTATATCAATACAACTACCGCTATAGACGATATTAAATTCTATATGGACTCAGGCAACTTCGACGGCACAATAAAAATGTGGGGAGTAAAGTAAAATGGCAATGACACTGATAACAACTAATACATCGTCAAATGCTGCCAGTTCATCATT